TAGAGTTACAAGAAAAGAAACAACTAGCAGACTTAAAGATATTCTGTTTAATATTAAAACATGGTGCTATTGAATGTAAACATGCTAGTGGTATGACATATCAAGAAGAAATGGACTACATAGTTAAGTCTGATAAACGAAATAAGTTTATTAGAAACTTGGCGGCTGGATTAAATGGCAATACATTATGTTTATTTCAGTATGTTGAAAAACATGGCAAGGACTTATACGAATCAATAAAAGATAAAGCAACAGATAAGAAGGTATTTTATGTTCACGGAGGAGTTGACACAGACGAAAGAGAAGAAATTAGAAAAATTACAGAGAAGGCTGACGGAGCTATTATTGTTGCGTCATATGGGACTTTCTCTACAGGCATTAACATTAGGAATTTGCATAACATTATTTTTGCTAGTCCTTCTAAATCTAGGATAAGAAATTTGCAATCAATTGGTCGTGGTCTTAGATTAAAAGATAACAATAGTCATGCTACTTTGTATGATATATCAGATGATTTAACTTATAATGAGAAAGAAAACTACACACTAGCCCATTTTAGGGAAAGGATAAATATCTATAGTGAAGAAGACTTTGATTATGAGATACACAACATAGAGTTAAACAATGAAACCAGAAGTTAAAATAATAAAACTAATTAATGGTGACGACATTGTTACCGTTCTACCTACTGGCGACAAACAGTTGCCTGACAATGGTCCTTTAATTAGATTAGAAAAACCCTTACAGATTAAATATGTGCCTCAAATGACACCAATGGGGTTTAGAGATTATATAGCAATGATTCGTTGGACTAACTATACGAGTGATAAGATTATTACTATTCCTAAAGATAAAATAATGACAATCACCAACGCCTCCTTAGAAATGTCAACTAGTTATAATGATATTGTAAAGAATTATGAGAACTTAGATAAACCTAAAAAAGACGAGGGCTATCACAGAAAAGAGTTTACCGCTGATGAAAATAAAAAGATGAATGAAATCTTTAGAGAGTTGGATGATGAAGAAGATGAACCAACATTACACTAGGTACTTTAAGTGTCTTTATGCAAACGGACACCGTTATTATACGCAAATAAAAAACATTGTCAACCGTGGAATGAACATCAATCAGCATTGACAATTTTACTAAATTATTATATAGTGAGGATATTATGGCACAAACAAAAAAGAAATCGGAACACTATGTCAACAACAAAGAATTCTTGGCCGCTATGGTCGAATATAAGAAATCTGTTGACAAAGCTAAGAAAGAAAAGAAAAACAAACCAAGAGTCCCCGACTATGTTGGTGAATGTTTTTTAAAGATAGCAAACCACCTTTCATACAGACCTAATTTTATTAATTATACTTTTAGAGATGATATGATTAGTGATGGTATTGAAAACTGTTTACAATATTTAGATAATTTTAATCCAAAAACTTCAAACAATCCTTTTGCATATTTTACGCAAATAATCTATTACGCATTTATAAGAAGAATCCAGAAAGAAAAGAAACAAATAACAATTAAACAACGGATGATTCAAGAATCTAATTATGATGATATGGCATTGCAACCAGGTGAGGATAGAGAATTTAAAAATCAGTTTACAGAATTCTTACAGAAAAATATGGTCTCAGATGAACCAGCAAAAACGAAAACAGTAAAAAAGAAAACTAAGAAAAAATGAAGATAGCCTTATTGAACGATACCCATTTTGGGTGCCGTAATGATTCGCCAGCATTTATTGAATACCAAAACAAGTTTTATAACGACTTGTTTTTTCCGTATTTACAAGAAAATGATATTAAATGTTTAGTGCATTTAGGTGATGTTGTTGATAGAAGAAAGTTTATCAATCATAATACAGCACACAATTTTAAAAAGGTATTCTGGAATAGGCTAGATGAATTAAATATTGATACACATATTATTATTGGTAACCACGATACTTATTACAAAAATACAAACGAAGTAAATGCTATGCAAAACCTTGACATATCTAAAAATGCCAAGGTCTATACTCACTCAACAACAGTAGAATTTGACAATCTACCTATACTTTTTATACCTTGGATTTGTGACGATAATGAAGCAGAAAGTATTAAAACTATTGAAAGTACACAAGCTACTATCGCAATGGGTCACTTAGAAGTTAAAGGTTTTGAAATGCACAATGGCCATTTTAATGACCATGGATTAGAAAAATCTATATTTAAAAGATTTGAAAAAGTATTATCAGGACATTTTCATAAAAAATCAGATGATGGCCACATTTATTATCTAGGTACTCAATATGAAATGACATGGTCAGACTACAATTGTCCTAAAGGTTTTCATATATTTGATACAGAAACAAGAGAACTATCAAGAATTGAAAACAAAAACTATATGTTTAAAAAAATTCTTTATAATGATAAAGAAACAAACTATGATGAGTTTGATATTAAACCATATGACAAATGTTTTGTAAAACTTTATATATCAAACAAGACAGATAGTGACATGTATGAAAGATTAATGGACAGATTATATAATCATATAAACATACATGCTATAGATGTAGTAGAAGACCCTACGGATATTGGTGCTTCAGTAAGAGAAGATATATTAGAACAAGGTGAAGATACATTAACATTTTTAGGTAATTATATTGACCAAGTTGATATAAAATTAGATAAACAAAAATTAAAACAATTTGCAAAAGAATTGTACATGGAAGCTAGTGAATGATACTATTTAAAAGAATATCTTATAAGAACTTTTTATCTACAGGTAATCAACCAATAGAAGTTGCTTTAGATATGTCACAAACCACCTTGGTTGTGGGTACAAATGGTACAGGTAAGTCAACACTATTAGACGCATTGTGTTTTGTTTTGTTTAATAGACCTTTTAGAATTATTAAAAAAGAACAAATGGTCAATACTATTAATGGTGGTGATTGTTTAGTAGAATGTGAGTTTGATGTAGGCACAAAGAATTATATTGTAAGAAGAGGTATCAAACCCAATCTATTTGAGATATTTTGTGATGGTAAGTTAATTAATCAAGACGCAAACAATGTAGATTATCAAAAATATCTTGAATCAAATATAATGAAATTAAATTATAGGTCTTTTATTCAGGTGGTTTTATTAGGCTCTTCATCATACGAGCCTTTTATGAAGATGAAACCGAGATATAGAAGAGAAGTTGTTGAAGAGATACTTGATATTAGAGTTTTTGGTCTTATGGACTTAATATTGCGTTCCCAACAGAGTGACCTTCAAAAAAAGTTGACGGAGGTGAGGCACCAATGTGAGTTAATAAAGACTAAGTATGAAACTGAAGCAAAATATCTAAAGACGCTGGAGGCCAAAGGTAGCGACAACCAGAGGGCACAGCAAAATAAACTAGAAGAAAATAATAAAAATAGACTAGAATATGAAACAAAATTACAAAAACTCAATGAACAGATAGCAGTTAGTCAAAATGAGTTAAGTGGTCAAGATGTAGCACAAAAAAAGGTAAAAGAGTTAGAGAAATACGAAACTAAGATAGAACAAAACCTAGATACACATAAGAAGACTTTAAAATTTTTCAAAGAGAATGACACATGTCCGGTGTGTACACAATCTATTGACAAAACATTTAAGGAAGAAAAATGCAATCACGAAACTACAACAATTTCCAAACTAGAATCAGGACTATCACAGCTCGTAGAAGAGCTAACGAAACAGGAAGAAAAGTTAACAGCATTTGGCAAGGTATCAAACAAGATACAGGACATGAATGTAAACTTAGCAAAGATAACAGCAAGTCTGGAAAGTCTAAAGAAACACAGCGACCAAATTCAGCAAGAGATTTCTATTAGTGAAAATAGAGATGTTGACATAGAAAGTATTAAACAATCATTATCAGATATGTCAGCTGACCTAGGTGTTGCAGACGCCAATCTAACAGATGTACAAGAAGAAAAAGATTATGTTGATGTATTAAGAGAAATACTAAACGACAAAGGTGCTAAGGCACAGATTATTCGTAAGTATGTACCAATTATGAATGCCTTAATTAACAAGTATCTACAATCTATGGATTTTTATATTTCATTTAATTTAGATGAAGAGTTTAATGAAACAGTTAAGTCAAGATTTAGAGACACATTTAATTATAATAACTTTAGTGAGGGTGAAAAAATGAGAATTGACCTTGCTTTATTATTTACTTGGCGTGATATTGCTAGAATGAAAAATAGTACCAATACAAATCTATTAATACTTGATGAAATATTTGATAGTAGTTTAGATGGCCAAGGTACAGATGACTTCTTTAAAATTATTAAGACACTAGAAAAAGAAAACATCTTTATTATATCACACAAAGGCGACATACTATTTGACAAATTTACCAATATTATAAAGTTTGAGAAACATCAAAACTTTACACAGTTAGGAACAATATGAAAGAACTAAAACTAATACCACCTACAGACCCTAGAGTACAATCAGCTATCGCACCATTTAATGATGACATGTTAAAAGAACATGATTTTAAAGATAGAAAAGAACTTGTAGAGGCTATGTTTTTGTGTATGAGTAAATTTGGTGGTATAGGACTAACTGCTAGTCAAGTAGGTTTACCATTTAATATGTTTGTTGCAGGTGGCCATCCTTCTATAGAAAAAGGATTATCTATTGCAATGTTTAATCCTATGATTATTTCTTCAAGTGTAGAAACTGTATTGATGAAAGAGGGTTGTCTAACTTATCCATATGTATTTCTAAGTATTAAAAGACCAAGAAAAGTGGTGATGAAATATGAAGACACAGAGGGCAAAACACAAGAGGCACATTTAGATGGTATGATGAGCCGAATCTGTCAACATGAATATGACCATACAATTGGTAGAAACTTTACTGAACATGTATCTAAATTTAAGTTAAAGAGGGCTCAAGAAAAAGCCATGAAGGAAATTGACAAAATTAAAAGACACATGGCACAAAATAAAGCTTGACATTTTAACACTTTTCTAGTAGGATTACATAATGACTTATTCGTGGAAGAAAGGTATGTCTATTGATGACCAATGGCAAAGTTGGCAAGACAACAATCCTTTAGATAAAATAGAAGCACCAGATACAGAAACCTTAAAAGAGGCAGTTATAAAAGACTTATCTTATGTATCATCTATGGATGTAAAAGAATATACTTTATATCAGAAATGGTGTGAAGTAAAAGACAGATATCCTACAGTTGAAACAAATAGTTTCTTTGATGATAAACCAGCAATGTTAAAACCTGAGCAAGGTGTTGTTATACAAGAAGTTAAAAACAATTTCTGGTTGCCTGAAGACCCCGAAGAATATTTAGAATTACAACCTGAACTTATATGGACAGATGGTGCTGAGGTACAATCACACACAAATGCCAAAGGTTCTGAAATCTGGAATGCATTAAGAACATTTTTATCTACTATGAAAAACAATAGTAACATAGGTAGAAATCTTAACTTCTTGATAAGAGATAAGGTTACCAAGAAATATCTTGGTGTTACATGTATGAGTAGTGACTTCTTAGACCTTACACCTAGAGACGAATATATTGGCTGGGACAGAGAAGCAAAGACACAAAGAATGATTAATCATACTTGCATTGGTAGTACAATTGTACCAATACAGCCGCTTGGATACAACCTGGTTGGCGGGAAACTACTAGCCTTATTATGTTTGAGTGATACTGTTGAAAAAACCTGGGAATATCAATATAAAGATAAATTAGTAGGTGTTACAACCACAAGTTTATATGGTAAAACAAAAGAAATACCATTATCACAATACGATAGATTAAAACATTGGAAGAAAATGGGTTGGACTGCTGGTTCCGTATCATATGAGCCTACTAAACCTACTAGAATGATGATACAAAACTGGTTGAAAAAGAACCACACTTACAAATACTTTGAATGGTATGTTGCAAAGAAAGATACAGGACAACCACATAAAAGAGACCATAGAAATAGAAGTCATACATTTACATATAATCAACTAGGAATAGATAAGAAACTAATTAAATCTGACCATGCCAGAGGCATTTATTTTGGTGAACTATATGAAAATACTAAAGAATTTTTAAAAGAAGAAATCACAGTTGATAAATTAATAAGAAAATTTGACAATTCTACAGAAGCTTTGACAGATTTATGGAAGAACAAGTATGCTAAGAAAAGACTAGCAAGCTTGAAGAAACAAGGTAGAGTATCTACCGAAACACATTTCTATGATGATATAATCTATCTATCATGGGAAGAAACTAAACAAAAATATTTACCACAGGTAGGGAGATAATACCATGACAGGACAATTAGAATTAGATTTAGGCGCTCAAAGTAATGAGTCTAATAAATACAAAAAAGTAAGCGACTTGGATATGTATCAACAGGTCGCAAAAACAACGGCAATATATCCGAGAGAACAGGCCATTATATACCCTACATTGGGACTGACCGGTGAAGCAGGTGAAGTTGCAAATAAAGTAAAGAAGATTATAAGAGATGGCTCAAATAGTAAAGATGAAAGACTGGTGTCTGAAATCAAAAGTGAAATTGGTGATTGCCTTTGGTATATCGCTGTATTGGCTAGCGATTTTGACATTAAGTTATCCGACATTGCAAGCTCTAATTTAGAGAAGTTAGCGAATCGTAAAAAAAATGGTACGATTCATGGCTCCGGCGACAATAGATAGTAGAACAAAACAAGAACTTTAGCTGTGCGACCTGACGCAGCCACAGGAAAGCGTTGCCTGGTATAGAAAAAAAAATTAAAAAAAATAGCTTTTAGTGCTTGACTTTCTCGAATCTTTCCTTTAGGATATACTTATATGATGAAAAAGGACACAAACACTATGACTATCAATCTTGATGTAAAATCAAATCTAGCAAAATTACTTGCTACAGAAAATATCACAATACAACACAACAATGTTAAGACGGCTTCTTTTGATGTTAAGAACCGTGTATTGACATTACCTATCTTTAAACAAAAGTCTGGTGATGTATATGATATGTTGATTGCTCACGAATGTGCCCATGCTCTTTGGACTCCATATGAAGAGTGGCAAGGTATCAATGATGATGAGTTGAGGTCTTATGTTAATGTCCTTGAAGACACAAGAATTGACAAATTAATTCAAGCAAAATATCCTGGTGTTGTTAGAAACTATGAAAATGGTTTTGACATTTTAGAAAAACAAAATTTCTTTGGTATCAATGGTAGAGATATCAATAAAGACTTTATGATTATTGATAAGATTAATCTAAGGTCTAAATCACTTAACAGATTACCGTTCATTTTTGCTCCTAAAGATAAAGAATGGTTGGCTAAAGTTGACTCTTTGGTTACTTTTGAAGATGTATTAACTTTAGCCAAACAAATGTTAGATTGGCAAAAAGAACAAGTTGAACAAATGCAAAAGTTACCTGACTTTGATAACTTAGAAATATCTAAAGCATATGGTATCAATAATGATGATGATGACTTTGATGATGAAGAAGAGTCAGATAACGGTCAAGGTTCTGGTGCTGATAATTCAGATGATGAAGCTGACGAAAAAAATGATTTCAATAACTTTGGTGACCAGAAAGCAGATGATGAAAAAGACTCTGAACAATCTGGTAAAGCAGAATCAAAATCAGACAATGCTACTAAAGATGAAAAAGAAGAAAGTAAAGGTGAAGCAGATAGATATGCCAAAGGTGCTGGTGGTGATTTTAAAGAACCTAAAAAACTAAAAGCAATTACAGATGATTCTTTCCAACAGAATACTGATAAGTTGTTAGATGAAAAAAACAAAGGTTACAGATATGGTAAGATACCTACTCCTAACTTTAAACAAGGTTCTGCTTTAACTAGTTACAAAAAGTGGTTAAAAGATATGTCTGATTACAGAATCAAACAAAGTCAATATTGTAATATTAAAAAGTATGATGATTGGTTAGATAAATCTTACAAATCTTTTATGTCTGAAAACAAGAAAACTGTTATGTATCTTGTTAAAGAATTTGAAATGAAAAAATCTGCTCAAGCATATAAGAGAGCTCAAACTGATAAGACAGGTATTATCGACCCTTTAAAATTGCCTTCTTACAAATACTCTGATGACATATTCAAAAAGTTAACTATTCTACCTGATGGTAAAAACCATGGTATGATGATGTTACTTGATTGGTCTGGATCCATGTCTGATGTATTGTTTGATACTGTTAAACAGTTAATCAACCTTGTTGAGTTTTGTAAAAAAGTTAATATACCTTTTGAAGTTTACTTCTTTACAAGTGAGAGAAGAAGCTGGGATGATGATAAAAAAGAAATTACTAATCAATGGTCAAAAAATTCTGGTGAGTTTAAATTTGAGGACTTTCATTTAGTAAACTGTTTAAGCCATAGAATGAATAAAAAGACTATCGACTTTGCCATGAAAATGATGTATCACATGGGTGCATATTGGAACAATAGATATTCAAGAAAATTCTATAATTCAGATGACTATTATGCTCAATCGGAAACATGGGGTATACCTAGTGAATACTATCTTGGTAATACACCTCTTAATGAATCACTTGTTTACATTAACAAGTTGATACCTATGTTTAAAAGTAAGTATGATATTGAAAAAATGACTTTTATTACTCTTACTGATGGTGCTGGTAACTATCCTAGATGTGATATTATTGGTGACCCAAAAAATGATTATTGGGAAAGAACTACTGTGTTTGAACTTGATGGTAAAAAGTTTGCTGAAAGAGGTAACATTACTTCTAACTTACTTAATCATATCAAAAACCACCATGATGTTAATGTGATTGGCTTCTATGTTGTTAAAAGATTGAGAAGGTGGGATATTGAAAAATATATCGGTGAGTACAAAGACTGGAATGATAAAGAACAAAAGATAGCTAAATTCAGAAAAGAATTAAATGCTAACAAAGCGGCTGCTTGTGAGTATGATGGTTACAACAAATACTTTGTGCTTGATGGTAAAAAGTTAGGTGTTGAAAACTTTGATTTACAAAATGTTGAAGTTAAGAAAGGTACTACAAGTGAGTTAAAAAGAATCTTTGGTAAATCAATGGCGAATCGTCTGGTTTCCAGAGTAGTTTTAAACAAATTTATCCAGGAGGTTGCATAATCATGCTCGGTAACCCTTACCTGGTAACAAAAAAAAGATGGTTGCCAATTGAAAATATCTGTGATAGGATATATGTACAAAATGAAGAAAGGACGATACACTATGTTAAACACTAAACAACAAGAATTCGTGGACTATGCTTTTAAAAAGTTTGGTACTAACGAATTAACGGTTTCTGAATTAAAAGAAGCCAACAAACATTTTGGTTGCAAGTATGCACCACAATGGTTGATTAAAAATGCCGACTACAAAATCGGTAAATCATTATTTAAACTACCAACTGAATCATCTGGTGAAGTTACTTCTAAAACTTCAGGTGAGTCAGAAAAAGTTTTGATTACTAAGGCACCTGAAACTGAAACTGTTTCAGAAGCTGCATATGTAGTTTCTTCTTTAACAGGCGACATTGTTCCTAAAAAGGATCCTGTGTTCGTTTCATTTGGTAATTATCCTGATGTTAAGAGTATTATTAAAAGCAAGATGTTTTATCCTGTTTTTATTACTGGTCTTTCAGGTAACGGTAAAACTATGGGTGTTACCCAAGCATGTGCCGAAAACAATAGAGAATTAATCAGAGTCAATATTACTATTGAAACTGATGAGGACGACCTACTTGGTGGTTACAGACTTAAAGATGGCCAAACTGTTTGGCAAAATGGTCCTGTAATTGAAGCCATGGAGAGAGGCGCTGTTCTCTTACTTGATGAGATTGACCTTGCGTCTAATAAGATTATGTGTTTACAACCAATCTTAGAAGGCTCTGGTGTCTTTGTTAAAAAGATTAACAGGTTTGTTAAACCTGCTAATGGTTTCAATGTTG